AAGGCTGCACGTCAAGCTCATCCTATCTCTGCCGCTCCTGGTCCTGAGCCTGGTGGTAGCCAGATCCAACTTGGTTCTGGTAAGGAGTACGACGCTCAAGCACTGGTGGATGCCTTCTTCGAAGCTGCCTCCATCATGGATGAAAAGAACGTGCCCAAAACGGGTCGTAACGCTGTACTCAGCCCACGTCAATACTACGCTCTGATCTCTCAGGTTGATACCAACATTCTGAACCGTGACTACGGTAATAATGCTGGTAGTGTTCAGTCTGGTGAAGGTCTCTATGAGATTGCTGGTATCAAGATTTGGCGTTCCAACAACCTGCCCTTCATGGTTCCTGGTACCGTGGCTCGTGTGCCTGGTGAGAACAATGATTATGGTGGTGACTTCTCCACCTCCTGTGGTCTTATCTATGCTAAGGAAGCAGCTGGTGTTGTGGAAGCTATCGGTCCTCAGATTCAGACCACTGGTTCTGACGTGAAGACCATGTATCAGGGCGACATCATCGTTGGTCGTATGGCTATGGGTGCTGACTGGGTGAACCCGGCTGCTGCTATTGAGCTGCTGGCTGGTTGATAACGGAGGTACTATTATGTCCTACGTTCCTGGTTCTAGTGTGATTGTACGTATCATCAGCCCCAATGGCATTGGTTTGGTTGGCTCTGACACCTTGAACCCGCCTACTCGAGTTGAGTATGGTCGGTCTATGGGTGCAGCGGCTAACATTAAGACCGACGATGCTGATGGTAAACTTCCTTATGCTGTCTGATTAAATTATGGCTAATCTTTCTACTGCTGCTGGTAACAACGGTGTTGCCGGCACCTATAACCCCGCAACCCGCACTGTATCTGGTGCTTACGGTACCACTTATTCTGATAATGGTAACCTGGCTGTGTCGGATAACCATGCTGTTCGTCGTTCCGTGTCTAAGACCGCTAGTGGTTATGGCTCGGCTGTTAACGCTTCGAACGTCTATTCTGAAACTCAAGGTATGCGCTTTGCTTACTCTGGTGTGGAGTCTGATACTCCTGCACTGGATGCAACTCGCGTTGCTGCCTGATTAATTCACTCTTTGGGGAGGGCTTCACGGCTCTCCCTTTTTTTTAACTAATATGTAACATATTGTTATGCCCTATCCTTCAACTGGCTCTAAAACTGAGCTACAAGCTATCAACCAAATTTTGGCGTCAGTTGGTCAAGCGCCTGTCACCACCCTTGATACCGAGACCCTGACTCATGGTAATGGTCAAACTGTAACTGTAGTAACCAATCCGGACATTGCGATTGCTTATGATACTCTCCAAGAGGTATCACGGGAAGTGCAGGCAGAAGGCTGGTCTTTTAACAAAGAATACGATTACCTTTTGAATCCTGATTCTACCACTAAGTATATTAACTATCCACTCAATGCTCTTCAGGTAGACCTATCTAATAATCCTAAGTATGCTACTGCTTATGCTTATCGGGATGTAGTACGTCGTAATGATCGACTGTACGACAAGATTAATAAGACTGATACTTGGGACGATCCTATCTATTGTGATATCTTGTGGTGGCGTCCATGGACTGACCTCCCTGCTGCTGTTCAAGATTACATCACAGCACGTGCTGCTTCTATCTTTGCCAGTCGAATCATTGGTGATCCTACCCAATATCAAATCCTTCAACAGAAGGAAGCATATACACGAGCTATGGCTCTTGAGTATGAATGTAATCAAGGAGACTACAGTTTCTTTGGTGCTCCTAGGGAAGGCACTGCTTATCAAAGCTATCAACCATTTAAAACTTTGCAGAGGTACTGATGGCAGTAGTTACTCAACAAATACCTACATTTCTTGGTGGTGTTAGTCGTCAACAAGATACAAAGAAAAGTCCTGGTCAGTTAACTGAGATTATTAATGCTTTTCCTGATCCAGCATTCGGTCTTATTAAAAGAAATGGTAATCAGTTCTTGTATGAACTTGAAGACTTTAACGGTATAACTAATCTATTTGATGATGGTTTTTGGTTTTCCATTAACCGTGATAATGATGAAAGCTACCTTGGTGTAATTACTAACGCTGGTGATATTAGGATTTGGAATATCATTCCTACGTTGGTTGGTAATACTTTTACCTACACTGAATGTACTGTAACTGGTAAAACTGATGCTGATGTCATCTCATATCTGACATCTTCTAACTCTGCAGAAACCATTGAAAAAGTCACGTACCTTGATCAGACATATCTGATTAATAAGGGAAAGACTGTAGAAATGCAGCCTAAAACTAGCTATGAGTTAGGTGTACGCGGTACAGTTATTATTGCAGAACTTGGTCAAGGTGACTATACTGTCTTTTTGGATGGTAATGACTATGTCCATACTGCTAGTTCTAGTGATACAGCTGAACATATCCTTACGCAAATTAAAGACGATATTGTTGCAGCAAATCTTGGCTTTACTGTGACTGTCTATGGCAGTTCAATGGAAATCACCAAAGCTACTGCTTTTACTCTTGAAGTTAAAGGTGGTGACAGCGGTCTTGCTTTGACCTCCTATCAGGATGAAGTAACAACACCTTCACGCCTTGCTGCTTCTACTGTCGATGGTCGTAGGGTTAAAATCATTAACTCTATTGATGATCGTAACTCTTACTTTGTTAAGTTCATTGGTGTTGCTAATTCTTCAACTGATGCTGGTACTGGTTATTGGCAGGAAGATTTAGGTTGGGATGAAGATGAAGATAATCCTGGTGACTATCTTCTGGCTAGTGCTGGTTTTCTAGCCACTACAATGCCCTATAAACTTACCAATACTGCTAAGAATACCTTTACTATTAGTTCTGAAGATTGGGCACCACGTGCTACAGGTAATGATTTTGGTAATCCAGTACCTTCCTTTGTTGGTAAGCAAATTAAGTATGGCGTACTGAATAGTAATCGTCTTGCATTCCTTGGATCTGATTCAATTGTACTGAGTACAGCAAAAGACTTATCTAGCTTCTTCTATACCAGTGCTCAAACTATTACAGCTGCTGACCCTATTGATGTAGACGTTCCTAGCTTCCGTGTCGGTACTCTGCACTCTGCTATTGCCAAACCTCAAGGTTTGATTCTGTTCACTCAGTTTGAACAGTTCCTGCTGTACTCTGAGAATGGTAACCTTACTCCGTTTGATTCGGTAATACGTACCATTGGTCAGTATGAGAATGCTCCAGACGTACCTATTCGTGACGTAGGTCCATATGTTTCATTCATTTCTCGAACACCTATCAATGGTAAGGTGTTTGGTATGCAACCAAGAGGTGGTAATGAAACACCAAATACCTCAGAAATCAGTCAGATTGTAACTGGTTATATCCCTAATGATATTAACAAACTAACTACTGATCCACAAAACTCGTTGATGGCTGTTTACAGTTCAGCTAATGAGTCCATTTATATGTACAAGTTCTACAGCAACGGTGAAGAACAGTTGATGCAGGCTTGGTTTAAATGGCAAGTAGTTGGTTCTGTTCAGTTTATGGAAATCATTCAGAATATCTTGGTACTTGTTACTGAGTCTGAAGATCGTTATAACCTGTCTATTATTAGTCTTGTACAAGATCCGTATCCTCTTGCGCAACGGTTCCCAGAAGGTCAACCAGATGTAACTAACATCACTGTTAGTAATGCACGACTAGATTTTACCTATGTACCTGTTCAGTACGGTACTATTACCTACGACTCTCTTACTAATAAGTCAACTCTCCCTGCAGCTTACCCACATATTTCTGGTAAACGTGCTGTTGCTGTACGAATTCCAGAAGTTAGTGTTTCTGCACCTCTAAAACTTAGTGACCTACCTAAATTGTTCATCACAAGTGCTGGGTCTAACTTGCTTAATGCTGGTGTGATTTATGAAATTGATGAAACCGATTGGTCAGTGCAAGGTGATATCACAAAGAACGATGATGGTACTGATAACCCTAACATTGAATCCCAACTTGTTGTGGGATATGTCTTTGACTATGAAGTAGAGTTTCCAACTTATTACTTTAATCAAGGTCAATCAATTGATTGGAGTGCAATCCTAACCATTGCACGTATGAAGTTTAATGTTGGTCTTAGTGGTTTCCTTGAGTTTTATCTTAAGAGATACGGTGCAACGGAGTGGAACCTTGTACAACCAGTGATTCAAGCTGATTACTATATAGCTAATAGTGTTCCTCTAAATAAAGATACTGTGTTTACCGTGCCTATTCATCAACGTAATACTAACTATCAACTTAAACTAAAAAGTACATCACCTTTCCCTGTAACATTGACAAATATGACGTGGGAAGGTAATTATTCTACACGTTATATTAGGAGGGCTTAGATATGGTATGGGCACAAATAGCCGATGCAGCTGTCAACTTTACTTTTGGAGCATTAGGTGCAGATGCACAGAATAAAGCTGCTGAAGAGCAAGCTAAGGCTGCTACTGCTGCAGCAAAGCAAGTTAGAGGATACCAGAACGAAATGGGAAGACGTGATCGTCAGTTCCTAAAGGACGGTATCAAGATTCAAAAAGGTAATATTCGTGAAGAGTATGCCTACAGGGATCAGACTGCTATGGATTCCTGGCGATACCAAATGGGTATCAATGCATTTAATTATGCTCAGGAACAACGAGCTTATGAGCTTCGCCAAAAGACAGCTATACAGCAACTAGATTTTAATAATCTATCTCTTGATTTCTCCATGCAGGATACTGCACGTTGGGAACAAGAACAGAATCTCCAACTAGATTTCCAAGAGAAGTCTACAATGATGGAGTATCAGTATGCTCAACGTGGTCTTCAACTAGACTTTACAGCAGCTGATGTTGCACGACAACAGACATTGGCTAGTGGTCAGATTCAACAACAGCAAGCATATGTCCAAGGATTGAAAGCAGCTGGTCAAGCCATTGCAGGTAGTGCTGCTGGTGTTACTGCTGAAAAGATGGCAGCAGCTTCTATTGCAGAAACTGGTCTTGCTACATCACAGATTATTCAAAACGTGATGAATGCTGAACAGAACTTTGGTCTTACCTCAGCACAAATTGGAACTAAACTTGAGCAACTCAATGATACGTTCTACCTGTCTAAAGCACAGCTTGCTGCTTCTAGGTTGAGTCTTGATATGCAAGCTCAAGCTATCCGTCGTGATACCTTGTTGCAGAAGTTTCAAGCTGACCTCAGCGCTATTACTAGTATTGGTTTGGAACCTGCTATCCCACCTGCTCTGCCTGCTCCTAGACCTCTACCGCTCCCGACCCTACAGAAACCTGCCAAGTGGATTCCTCTGCCGAAGGTTACAGAAGTTAAAGCTCAAACAACTAACCCATTCCTGGCTGGTCTTCAAGCTGCTAGTAAAAGTGTATTAGGTAGCATTAAAGCTTCAGGTAAGAAACCTTCAGGTGGTGGTAGTTCGTCTTCTCTTGCTGTAGGAGGTAATGCAAGCACTAACTATGGTGGTGCTGTTCAGCAGCTTCAAGGAAGCAGTATTGATGGTAATTATTTTTAATAACTATGGCATCTTTTAAATCATACGCTTCTCCGGGAGGTTTCAAACCGATTCAAGCTCCAGATGTAGCAAGGATGGTTGAGGAGAAAGCACAGCAACAGTCCAACTATCTGCAGCAGGCTGCTCAATATAACATCTCACAACGTGAACGCATTGGTAATGCTATTCAAGTTAACAATGAATTAGAGTTTAAGAATCGTCAGCAGATCTTCGACATGGAGACTCGCAATCTTGATGCGATTCAAAACCAAGTCATGGGTAACTACAATGCTACCATTGCCAATGCCCAAACAGCAGCAAAACAAGAGCTTAATACACTCAACGCTCTTGCTACTTTTTCTCAAGCTGCCTTCCAAACAGTTAGTGCTATTCAGAAAAAGATTGAGGATGGTAAGAAGCAAGCTGTAAATGATACTATTTATGCTACAGGTATTAGTTCCAAAGAAATGTTGGAACTAGCTAAGCTTGACAAAAACTTTAACGATCAAACTTACTTTGAAAACGATGCTATACGTAGCATTGTTGATAGGACTGGAGCATCTATTCAACAAGTACGATTCCTTGTTCAGAACAGTAATGCTAAATACTGGAATGAA